ATAATCGAAGTCTTCGATCATCTGCTCATATGCTCTAGCTGGGTCTTCATCACTTATCTGCTGATTTTTGGCTTTTGTCGGAATCGTAGCCAAGAACCTTACTAATTACTTCATTAGTGAAGTTAACTACATCATTGAAATCTGAGCCTTCTACTTTCTTTGCTTGTTCATCTGACAAGTGCAAAATTGGTTTCAAAAATTCTGTATAGGTATCAATTAATTTAATTTGAGCATCTAGTGCTTTAATCATTGAGTCATCATCATCAGTATTAACGTGATCAATAACTTCACCAGCTTCTGCAAATTTCTTTTGTGCTACTAGGCATTTACGAATGTTCTTACCTGAAGTTGGAATCTCAAATGTTGATAAATGTAATTTCTTACCATTAACTTTTGCTGCCATATAAATTTCCTTTCGAAAGAAAAAAACAGCATTTAAGCTGTTTTTCAAATAAAATAACTGTTTTTTCCTACCACTACCCACCCTGCTACTTAATTAAGCGCCTTGAGTGGTTGCTGGAGTAGTACCAACTGCACTAGCACCAGTAATGAATTGAATCATCTGATCAAAGTCAAAGCTCGGTTCGTCTGAATAAAACTTTTCGTAAAGCAATGTGTCAGTGCTACGAGCTCGTGCGTTTAAAGTTAAAGCATCATGAGCGACAGTAGGGTCTTGGGTGTTAGTACCCATTTTGAGTTCACCTGGGATAAATACCCCAAATGGGAATGCAAAGTACAAATCAATGTTCTTATGAGTATTGTATGAGTGAGCAATTACACCACCGTTTACTGCGCCAGCCTTGCCTTGACGTGCATACCCACCAGCATTTTGTGTATCTTTGCTTAAACCAGTCAGCAAATCATAAACACCATGTGGAATATCATTAGCGGCTAATGCAATACTTGGCTGCTCTGTACCAGTGTTTACTTCTGCTACGTAGTTAGAACCATAAACACGTGATACTGATGGAGCTAAGCCTGTGATGTTAGCTTGAGTTGCACCAAGTGATGATTGCAAATCTACCTTAAATAAGCCTTTGATTTCCTCGTGACCCTTTTGAGTATAAACCTTGCCTTTATCGCCATCGTATGGAAAACCACCAGCTGTCGGATCAGTGACTACATTGCCGTCTTTATCATACATCCACACGATAAAATCATTTAAACCTGTTATTTCCATTTATATTCTCCTTTTAAAAAATAAATCAATTTCTGCGTGCCCAGACTCGTCAATGTAATGCCCATTGTTTGTCTGTCTGAGCCAATTTTTTTGCATAAAAAAAGACGCTATTGATTGTTCAAAAGCGTCTGTATTAACTTGGTCACCTATCGGATAGCAGATTTTTACTTGAATCTGTACCGACATTTCATTATAAATATTGCTGCCATGCTCGGTTGGATTTTCCAACACTTCAGAGATGGCAATTAAAGCTTTGTCTTGGTATTTTACTAAGGAGCTTGGAGGGATTCGAAAAGGAAAAGCTTGACCTAAGTTCTTAATACCTGCTTTATTTAAGTCGTCAGATATTTCATAAACAATTGTCATAAGCCCATCACTTCCTTATATTTTTCAGCCTCAGCTTTAAGCACTTCACTTTTAGCTTCATTTTGAGCTTTTTCAATGAAGTGCATGTTTTTAACTTCTTTTCGGCTCATCCCTGCCGTTCCGTTATTAACAAAACGAGCTATCATAGCTTGATATTTATCATCAAAGCCAACAGAAGTATCTCCAGAGAAGAGTCCATCAGAAGTAAAGCCTGGCTTATAAGTAATTGAATCTCTCAAGTGCTTAGTTTTACGAGGCTTTTTGCCGTGAAGCTCATTCATATGAGCAACTGAACGACCACCATTATAGTGTTCACTACTGACTGGTGTTGTTTTTTTCAAAGCTGAAGCAAATACTTTAGCACCAGCACCAGTAACCTGTGCTTTTTGAGTGGGAGTTAATTTAGCAGCTTTTTCAACCTGTTCATACCATTTGAGCAAATTTTCATCTAAATCAGCCATCATTATCACCTACTTTAGTGAGAGTGAGTAAGTCATAGGCTGTCTGATTACGATAAGGATCCTGATTAACGTTGGATACCTTATATACAATATTGTTCAGCCTTGCATGAGTAATTTCTTCCCACGATGGGCGATGATGGGCGACCACAATTAAAGTGTTTGTGGATTGATTACCAGTCTGTTGAATCATTTGTGAAGTCGTTAAGCTCCAAAGTCCACACAATGTGGGATTACCTATTGGTACAAATGTGTTTTTTAACACGCCATTAATGTCATAATCTTGGTCATCAATAGTGCCAAACACAATTGGTCGTGTTAAACGATCAGGATTCTGCAGTTGAACCATCATCGCTCACCTCACTCTCATCATATGAACCACGAAGCTGACCAATAATAGCCTTAGCAGTTGTGGAAGATACAGCAGATGATGGATGATTAAACCAGTTTGCTGCAATTGCAAAACAAGCAAGTTTATATAGTGGAAGAATGTTCTCACTTTGATAAAAGTCCGTGTTTTCTTGCCCCACAGCACCTTGAACATAAGTTTCAGCTGCGTTAAGAGCAGATGTCATGTGCTGAGTTACTTGGTCATCAAGCATATCATCATTTGGCAGATATCCTAAGACTCGCTTAAATTCATCATCAGCTTTCAAGATGGCGGTCATTACTGATCACCTCCTTCATTTAATTGCTTGTTGAACTGGTTGACGTGCTACCAGTATTAGCAGTGCCTTGAGTTTGATCAGCAACTTGCTTAAATGATGCAGCTGCAAAAGCACCATCATCAATTAGTTGAACGTCAAAGCGATCAATGAAACGAATCTTAGTAGTATCAGTTTCAAATGCGCCACCACCAATATTAGTTGGAGTAACTGACATTTCTTGACGGTCAAATAAAGTAATACCTTGCTTCAAATCACCAAAGTAAAGTGGGTGAGAGCCTGAGACATCTGGTAACCAACGGTCAGCAATAACTTGTACAATGTGACCACCAATTTGGTTAATTTCTGGATTAGTTACGTTAGGTTGAATCAAGTAATTACCGTTTGCGTCCTTCATCTTTGAAAGAACATTGAAACCAGATTGGTTAGTTACAAATACTGAAGTAGCAATAATAGCTGGATCAAGGGTATTGTTTTCAAGATCTTTAATGTCGTCAAAATCAGTAATAGTTGGTTTCTTAGGTGTATTGCCCATTACAGCCAAAATAGCTTGGTTGCGAGTCACAACATCCTTACGTGCAGCCCATTGCTCTAACCAGCCTAGAATGTTTTCAGCAGTATCTGCTAAAAGGGTGTTAGTAGCGGTAGTGATACCTGCATAACGATGAATAACATACTTAACTAAAGTAAGTTGAGGATCATCAATGTCACCAATTTGTGCCTTTTCATCATCTAAGTTGACTAATGGACTAATATCAGCAAACTTTTCATAAACACGCGAGCCATGTGAAGTTGAAACATTTTCAATATTTACTAAGCTTTCAAGAGAAGCGTATTGACGCACCAAAGTATGAATAGCAGTTTGAACATCATCTGGGATAGTCAAACCAGCATTTGAGTCGTCGCCTGAAACTGTAGTTCCATCTGGCATAGTGCCTGAAGTAACCATATTTTTAAAATCAGTTACAAATTTGTCCTTAATGTCCTTAGCCAATTCCTTTTCTGACTTCTTAGGTTCAACTGGCTTCTTGTTGGCTGGCTTTTCAGCAGTTCTAGCGTCATCTAAAAGTTGCTTTGAGTAATTACGAGCTTCCACAGCGTTTGAGTAGTCTTTAGCTGCTTGTGTCATTTCATTCTTCAAAGCTGTCTTTCGCTCATCAGTCATTGAATCGAAACTAGCGTTATATTTTGCATTCAATGCCATTTTCTTGTTAAAAAGATCAGTTACCTTATTGCTCTTAGATAACCAATCATCGTGTAAATCATTAATTCCCATTTGGGACCACCTTTCCAAAATTAAGACCAAAGTAAAAGATCAAGGTCATCTGCCTTGTCCTTCTTTGGCTCTTTTTTCTTATTTTCACTGGGTTTAGAGACATCATTGGTCTTTTTACTTACTTCAGCATCTCGGTGAAGTAAATTTTTAATTTTATTGATCATTTCTGGCTTTACTGATAAAGAACCATCAGCATTGACTAAAGCTGGCTCTTTATTTTCAAACATAACTTCATCAGCAAAGCCATTTTCAACAGCTGTCTTGGCATTCATCCAAGTAGTGTTAGCCATCATTTGATAAATGTCTTCTGGTGATTTGCCTGTTCTTTTTGAATACAGATCAACAAAGGATTTATCCATTTGATCTAGTGCATTGTATTCACTCATCATATCAGAGCTATTTCCAGTAGCTGCACTACTTGCTCTATGAATCATCATTTGTGCAGTTGGAGACATTGCAACATGGTCAGCTGCTAATGCGATCCAAGATGCAGCAGAACAAGCATAGCCAACGATGTTAGCATTAACTGTTCCTGGATACTGCATAAGTTCTGTATAAATTTCAGAACCTGCATCAATATAACCGCCTGGTGAATTAATTTCTAAAGATATATCTTCACCATTAGCTTCTGATAAAGCATCAGAAACAGATTGTGGACTAAAGTATTGATAATTTAGCCAGTCATAAACATCTGAAAAATTGTCAGGAATGACTTCACCCTTCATTTGAATTGTTTTCATTATTATCACTTCCTTTCTGTGGCTGATATTCGGGCAAATCCTGTGGTAAATAGCCTAGCCTCTTCAAAATAAATTGAGCTTGATTAGCAGAAATTGTACTATCTTTCACCATGCTCGAGACTTTGTTCGCAAACCCATCACCAATAGCATCCACAGAAGGACGCAGGTCAGGAGTTACAGTAGTATTTAACTTATTGTTAAGCTCACTAGCAATAGGACCAACGAAGCGTTTTAAAGCTTTAGCATATTGACCGTTTTCCTGATCAAGGTTTGACTGTTGATCACCTGCACCATTCAAGTAACTGTCAGGCACGCCATAGACTTTAGCAACTTGCTTGCTAGTCCAATCAACTTGAGCTAATAACTTAGCAACATCGCTCTTAATTTCCAATGGCTGATAAGTTTCAAGATCATCTAGGACAATCGGACCATTAGCTGAATTTTTCTGTTGTCTAACAAAAGCACGACTTCTGGCTGCTTTCTTGTTTTCATCAAGTAAGCCAGCGCCTTGAATCGTTAAAATTCCTGGTGCCATAACTGATTGGCCCAATGCATTTTTAGTTAAATCGTTAGATTTATTTTTAATTGCAAGTTCATCCGTTAAAGCACGTAATGGAGAATATCCTTTGATGCCAATTGAGTTCTTCGACATTAACCTAAAGTGAATCATTTCGCCCTGTGGGATATTACTGATTGCTCCAATATTGGGCTCATCAAAATCCACATCATAAAGCAAGCCTTTACCGTCTAAGTCCTTATAAACATTGACTTGCGATGGTCTTAATCCTTCCCAATGCAAATCAACACCATTATTATTTTGCCAACGGTAAGCATAGGCATTCCCATCTAAAAGCAGTTGGGCAAACATACTTTGCCAAAAACTAAATCCATTTGTGTCTGTACTTGGATTAGCTAAAAAGCTTTGCATCCTTTGCGATGGAGTCCGAAAAACCACCAATGCTAAATCAGCAGAGAGCTGAGAGATCAAGGAATACAGGTCAGAATTCTGTAAAGCCTGATCTGCAGTAACATATTCTTCATTGTTACTACCAGTTAAATAATCAATAAAATCTGCTGAGTCTAAATCAACAGATTGCCGTGAATTCTTATTAAAATTGAAAACTGGCATTTAATTCACCTCCTTCCTACTTACCTTTAGGAAGTAAATCAATTAATAGACCAGTTAAAATCAGTGCAATTCCTAAACCTATCCCACCTGCAATTGGTGACCATAAAAATAAGGCTCCGACTATTGAGCTAAAGCCCAAAACATATAACAATACATCTAAAAACTTCCAAATATTTTTAATTAGTGTCTTGATCAGCATGATAGTAATCATCTCCTAAAAGCCCCGACTTGGGATTATTAAACCAATCCAGTACTTGCTGCTGTGTCATCCGTTTAACTTCAGTTGACTTGTCATTTGCAATTCCATAATTTTCGAAATGGTACATTCCTTGATACATGGCGTCAACTAGAGCGTCCACAACATCAATCTTCAAAGTGGCTTTGTCCTTATCAACTTGAATACCTATTTTGTCTTCTTTAATAGTTGCATTAAGCAATGCTTTTTCTTCAATTGGATCATTAAAGCGAGTGATCTTGCCAGTGGCAAAGCTCTCTTGCAAGAACTTAGTTGGATTAGCAAGAGTACTAGTACGTTGAGCGATGTCTTGAATTATCCAATCGGTATTAGCATTAAGCGATTCAGTAATATTTTTAACTTGGTATGAGCCGTAGCGGTCATAGCCAAAAAACATAACTTTCAATTTATGCTTTTGCACGTAATCTAATAGCCAATTGTAAACCTGCTCTGGATTAATTATCCCTTTTTGGTGTGCTGTAATCGTACAATACTTTGGATATTCACGGTAAGCAATGCCATCTTGCTTTTCCTTTGCCTCAATTGAGCCTGCTTGTTGCCACGGAATAAAGGAGTGCTGAGCAATATGAAAACGAACGTCACCCGATGCATCCTTGTAAGGGTAAACGAAACCGATTGAAGTATTATCAGAAAACATAGAATAGTCAAATCCTAAATAGACTTGACGACCATCGATTTTAAAGTCATTATCGATTGCATCTTCAACGTCTTTTAGATTAAGGAAACTAGCTGTTGACTGTTTCAGCCAGAGATTCAAATTTTTGTTTTCGAAATCTGCAATATTACCAGTTAATAGATCGTTATCACGCTTATCTTTTAAACCAGACAATAAATTTTCTTTTTGATCTGGCAAGCCTAAAAGCGGATTGGACTTAATCCATGTTCGAGGATTATAAACTTCATTTTCTGAGTCCTGTGACCAGATTAAGCCAAGATAGCTATCAG